GGCCATTCTCGATCTTCCCAAGGGGGTGAAGTGATGGGGCCGATCTACTGCCTTCCCCCGGTATTCCGCGGCCCGTCCGCAGAGGCGCTCCCCCTCGCTGGCGAGGTGAATTGGGGCATGGATGTCTTCGGGGTGGACTACCTTCGCAGTCTCAATCCGAAGCCGATCAAGCTCGGGATCGTCGACACCGGGATCGACGCCAAGCACCCGCTGATCGAACCGGTGTTCAAGGACGCGAAGGATTTCACCGGGTCGTCGCGCGGATACTTCGACGTGAACGGCCACGGCACGCACACCTCGGGTACAGTCGGCGGCATAGACCCCCGCATCGGAGTTGCGTCCGGATTCGAGATCTACCACGGCAAGGGGCTCGGCGACGGAGGCTCTGGTGGTAATGAGCTGATCGACGCCATGCACTGGTGCATCGCCCAAGGGTGCGAGGTGCTGTCTTGCTCGTGGGGAGGCGGTGGCCGCTCCGATTCGTGGGAGCGCGAGTTCCAGAAGATGATCGACGCCGGAGTGTGGCTCGTCTTCGCTGGTGGGAACTCCGGCCCGAATACGCCCGACACCGACTGGCCGGGTCGCAGCGAGAAATTGCTGAACGTCGCGGCCCTGAACCGCGACTTGACCCCGGCATCATTCTCTTCAGCCGGGGACAAGATCGATACGTCAGGTCCGGGCGTGGGAATCTGGTCGGCGCGGTCTGGCGGCGGGTACGTCCAGATGTCGGGAACATCGATGGCGACGCCGTTCATCTGCGGCCTGCTCGGCCTGTTCCGGGCGTGCCTGAAAGACCGCGGCATCAAGATCCCGGACACGTTCGCGATGCGGAAGCTGCTGTTCAGCCGCAGCACCGACACCCATACTCCGGGCGACGACCGCCGGACGGGACCGGGCTGGCTCACGCCGGCGCTGCTCGAATCCGCCCTCACGCCACCGCCGGCGCCAGTCGAGGGGTAGTATGGGACGCCGCACGTTCCTGTCGCTGATCGCTCTGTTGTTGCCGACTCGTGCCCGCGCCGAGCGGCCTCCGATGCCTGTTGGAGATCCGATCCGTCCGCCGATGCCGGTCGGACCTCCAGTGGAAAAGCCCGCGGTGCCATCTCCATGCCCAGGCGGAGTGTGCCCAAGCCCAAGTGGGTCGATCCGGAACGTCCGGTCGCGCGACTGGTTTCCGTTTCGGCCGTGGAAGTAGCCCGGAGTATCAGATGTCCAAGGTCAACATGTCCGCCGTGCAGTCGCTTTCGTCGCGGCTCGCCGGAATCGCCGCGTCGAAGATGGCGGCTCGCAAGGGGTACGAGTGGATCGCCTCGGACACCCCTTGGCTTGATTTCTTCAAGGAGATATTCACCCAACTCCTCCCGGTTCTCATCGGGTGCCTCGGCAGCGCATCGGCTTCCGAAATGCGCCGCCCCGGCCGGGTCGCCAGGGCTCGGCTTCGCATGGAGATCCGGAGTCAGCTCGGAGATCGCGAGAGTGTCCGCGAGTTCGCCGACCCGGTCTTCGACTCCATTATCGAGGCGACCGAGTCCACGACCGAGTCCGACGTGTCGGCCTGCATCGCGGCCTGACAACAACCACCCGCGGCGGCGTGCCGCGGGTTTCTTTCCCTGAGCTCACGAGGAAGCCATGCGTGTTTTGCTTGCTGTTCTTGTTCTGCTCTGTCTCGCGACAGAGTCGACCGCGGGGCCGATCGGCCGGAGGGTCTCCTTCGGCCGATCCGACTCGTGCAGTGGGTCACAGTGCCAATCGCCTGCAAAAGCGAACATCACCGATACTCAGAAGGCCGCTGTGGCCTCGGCCCCGGCCGCCTCCCGGTGCGACAAAAGCGGGCGGTCTTCTTGTCAACACCGGTTCCCGCTCATCCGGCGGGTGCTTCACCCAGGCCTTCTTCGCTGATGCCTCCGCCGGCCTACCCAACAGGGCTTCCCGACATCCGGGAGGCCCTCCTTTCTCCGCCAGAGCGCGCCGACCTCGACGCGGTCGCTCAGCATTTTGCGGTGATCGCCGGCGGCGCTCGCGGCATGGCGCAGCTTCTCCACGACGAGTACCGCCACGCCGAGCCTGGCTCTCCGACAAGGGCTCGCATCATGGACATGATGATGCGGACGTTCAGCAAGCTCGACGGCCGAGCGACCGACGACTTGAGCCAGATGTCGGATGAAGATCTGGAGCGGCTGCTGAACTCGAAGCTCCGAAGGATGAACAATGGAGACGCCGCCGCCGATCCCGCTGCCCATCCCGGATCTTCCGAAGTCGCGGCACAAGAAAAGCCACAAGAAGAAGCCGCCTCTTCCTAAGCTGGCACCTCTCGTCATCCCTCAGATCGAAGCGCCTCCCGAGTCGCCTGTCGACAAGCGGGCCGAGTCGCGGGCAGAAATCGATGAACTGCGACGCATCGCGCACGAGATCGTGCTGCGCAAGATGCAGGCGCTGCGGATCTACGAGCCACTGCCGGTACAGAAGGAGTTCCACGACTGCGACGCCAAGGTGCGGCTTCTTCGTGGGTCGAACCGCGCCGGCAAAACGCTCGTCGCTGCTGTCGAATGCGCGAGGATCGTTCTCGGGAAGCATCCGGCGTTCCCCGCCAAAGACGGGCGATGCTACATCGTCGGCAAGGACGAGAAACACCTCGGCGAGGTGATCTACCGCAAATTGTTTCGCGCTGGCGCGTTCAAGATGATCCGCGACCTGAAGTCAGGAGAGTGGCGGGCGTTCCGCCCGTGGGATCCGAGCGACGCTGAGCGAAAGAAGGAAGCAAAGCCGGCACCGCCCCTGATCCCTCAGCGAGAGATCGTCTCGACCAGTTGGAACAAGAAGGTCGCCTCGATTCCCGAGAAGGTTGTTCTTCGCAACGGTTGGGAAATCGACTTCTTCAGCTCACTCGCCAAGCCCCCTCGCGGATCGGACCTGGACTTCGTCTGGCTCGACGAAGAAATCGTCGACGGCGATTGGGTTCCGGAAATGCTCGCCCGCCTGATCGACCGCCAAGGCCGATTGATATGGGGGTTCACGCCGCAGACTGGAAGCGATCGCGCGTTCGAGCTCCACCAGCGGTGCGACGAGGAGATGGAGGATTGGAGGCAGTCGGGGTTCGCTCACGACAAGAGGCCGTCGAATCGTGAGTTCGTGATCCTGATCCGGGACAACCCGCACTTCACCGACAAGGAAAAGGCCGAACACGCCAGCAGTTTCAGCCCCGAGGAGCAGCTCGTTCGCGTCGAGGGCGAGTACGCGATCGAGGCGTCGAAGATCTACCCCGAGTTCAGCCGGACGCTGCACAATGTTCCGTACTTCGACATCCCGATGGACTGGACTCGCTACGCAGTCATCGATCCGGGCCGGCAGATCTGCGCCGTGCTGTTCGCGGCCGTGCCGCCCGAAGACGCCGAGTTTCCGTCCGGCGCGACGGACGCCAAGGGCGATCCGGTGATGGTTCAATGCGAAGGAAAGGAGTTCGTGTTCCTGTACGACGAACTCTACATCCCGAATTGCGACGCCGAGCAGTTCGGCGAGCGGATGGCCCGCAAGTGCCTCGGGCAGGATTTTGAGGCGTTCATCATCGACGCTCACGGATCTCGATCCACCGAGGCCGGGTCCGGGAAAACGGTTGAGCAGCAGTATCGAGACCAGCTTCAAAAGCAGAACGTCAAGAGCCGAGCCACCGGCCACGGGTTTGTCCCAGGGTCGGACGACGTTCTCGGGCGGATAGAGGCGTTCCGCGGGTGGCTGAAGTTGCGACCGCACGGGATGCCGAAGGTGCTGCTCGTCGAGATGCGCGACAAGCTGCCGAACTTCGTGTACGAGATCGAGCGTTGGAGATACAAGAAGACTCGGGACGGCGTCACTGACCAACCAGAGTCTCGCGGCCGAGTTCACCTGATGGCCTGCTACGACGGCCAAACCGAGGTTCTCACCGAGCGTGGGTGGATTGATTTTCCCGCCCTGCCTCGCGACGTTCGCGTGTTGACCGTGAACCTCGACACCGACTGCTACGAGTACCAACTTCCGACCGATTACATTGAGCGTCGCGCCGACAAGATGGTGTCCATCGACGGTCGCCGCTTGAACGCGCTCGTTACTGAAGATCACCGCATGGTCGTCTATGAGCGAGGTGAGTTCATACCGTCGATCAAGGAGGCTGGCGATCTGCACCCCAGCGACCGAATCAAGATGTCGGCGACATGGCCTTCGGTCTATGGGAATGGCCCGCTGGTCTTGCGAACGACGCGGCGAGCGGAAGCCACGACCGCCAATACGGGTGACGTAGCCGAGTTGATGGGATGGTACGCAGCCGAGGGATGCCGCGATCGCAAGATTCAGATGCCCGGTCGCGGGTACAGGGTGTCGATCGCGCAAACAAAGCCAGCCGGCCGTGACCGAATCCGCGAGCTGACCGGCCTGCTGCCTTGGAAGTTTCATGAAGACGAGTCGGGCTTCTACGCCTCATCGAAACAGTTGTGGGCGATGGTTGCGGAGTGCGGTGACTTGGCGGAAAACAAGATGGTTCCGCAGTGGGTGAAGGACGGCTCATCATACATCATCTCCCGGTTCATCGACGGTGCTGTCGGCGGCGATGGGTGGATGCAGGCTGGAACGCGGTACTACAAGACAACCTCGAAGCGGCTTGCCGACGACATGCAGGAGCTATTCCTGAAGATCGGCAGGACGGCGTCGATCTCGAACATCCCGGCCAAGCCGTACAAGATCCGCAAGCATAGCGGGATGAGCAAGCCATCATTCCTCGTCATTGAAGGGACGACATCGGTTGCCGGGTTGAGGAACGCCGCCAACGAGCCGATCTTCTCGACAGTCCCGTTCGACGGTCTCGTGTACTGCGTCAGCGTCCCGAATGGGACGCTGGTTGTGCGCCGCAACGGCAAGCCGATGATCGCCGGGAACTGCACGGGCTATCTCGCGCACCACGATCCGAAGTACGTCGCCCCGAAGAAGGCGTCTTCTCGGCCGAGCGGGGCGTACGCCATGTTCCTCGACAAGCTCGCCAGGAAGCGGCGGTCGTCACCGCAGACGATCACCTTCGGTCCATCAAGGTAGTTGCCCAAAGGGGCTTTAAGGAGTAGTCTTTACGCCATGCCACGAACAGACCCCGCACTCGAAGAGGCTGGCCTCTCCGAGGAAGTCGTGGCCGCCAGTATCGCCCGAGTGTTCGGGTTGATGGTGGGCCAAGAAGAGCCAGGCGACGAAGTTGGCTGGCTCGGTGTTGTGTACAAGGCTGCGGAGATCATCGGCGGCGACGGTGAGGACGACGTTCCCATCTTCTTGCCGCGGCTCTCCGACACCCTTCGCAACGCCTATGGCCGCGCGATCGATCCGGACTACCAGCCGGTCCAAGCCGAGTCGCTCAGCGATTCGGTTCGGCTCGGCTGGCAGGCGGTGACGCGACACCTGGTTCAGGTGTTCGCGATGGACTCCAAGGAAGCGCGAAGGCTCGAACAGCACGAGGCATCGATCGTGGAGTTCGTGAAATCGCGATCCGCAACCCCGAAGTAACCCATGCCCCCACCGACTCCGAAGACTCCGGCCAAGCCGGAGGCCCCACTGCCGCCGTGCCAGCCCGACCGGTATGTCGAGGTCGGACAGATCGTCCTGTACTACCCGGACTTGGCCGCCGAGGCCAAGGCTGCTCCGGCGCTGGTCACGGCGATCGGGATGGATGCAATCGATCTGCTGGTGTTTCACCCCGGACTGTCCGGCGGCTGGCCGCAGCAGGGCGTTTACCACCGCCGCTACCAAGCCGAAAAGGCCGGCGGCGAGGGCGGATACTGGATGCCGCGGATGCCCGACGTGGCGGCGCTCCATCTCGCGATCGCGCAGGGGCTGGTGCAGTGGGACGGTGATTCGGGGGTCTACAAGCCGAAGCCGCCAGCGCCGCCGACCGCTCCGAAGTCGTGACAATCAGGAGGATGAGCTGTGCCATTCGAGCCGATGCAAGCGTACGTCTCGCACTGGCACAGCAAAATCGTGTCGGCGTTCGACGCCAAAGGAAAGCGGTTCCAGAAGGACGCCGACGACGGCATGAAGTTCTTCGCGGGGCCGTACGACTTCCTTTACGAGAAGGCCGCCAAGAAGGACGATCAGCGCGGGTTCCGCCAAGTCGACGACGATGACGACGGCGCAGTTCCGGCTCCGCGGTTCCAGATGACGTTGAACAAGACGGCGGAGCTCGTGCAGATCTTCGGCCCTGTCCTCTATCATCGCAACCCGAACCGCATGGTGACGCCGAGGGAGTTCCCTCTCCCCGGCGGCGACATGATGTCTGTGTTCGGTCAAGATCCGGCGACGATGATGATGCTCCAGCAGGCCACTGTTCAGGGGCAGCAACTGCGAGCCATCGATTCGATCCGCAGCAAGATCCTCGAATACTACCTGAACTACACGCCAAACGCTCTCGACCTGAAGACGGAGTCGCGGTGGGCCATCGTCGAGACGCTCGTCAAGGGCGGCGGATGCCTTTGGACCGAGAAGTATACCCCGCCGAGCGGCGGGCCGTCGATGATCGGCAGCTTCTACGACTCCGTCGCCAACCTGCTCATCGACCCCGACGCGAAGTCGCTCAACGAGGCGATGTGGATCGCCAGGAGGGTGTGCGAGCCGGTGTGGAGGGCGGAGCGGAAGTTCAACCTTCCTCCGGGAACGCTCAAGGGTGTGATGGAGTCGGCGGCCAACAAGGCGGCTGTCGACTCGCACCCCGAGGGTCCGTATCTCCGGGCGACCGGGCAGACGTGCGACCTGATCGTCTACTACGAGGTGTACTCGAAGTGCGGGCTTGGTGGGCGCCTGACCGGGATCGACCCGAGCTATCTCGCTGAGAGCGAGAGGTACGGCGATTTCTGCTACCTCGCAATCTGCAACGGCGTCTCGCACCCGCTCAACATCCCTCCGCAGTTGTTCGACCTTCCGTACGAGACGGCGTTCCAGGAGATCTACAGCCGCATTCAGTGGCCGATTCCGTATTGGGCTGACGGGACGTGGCCGCTGTCGTTCCTCGGGTTCCACTGGATTCCCGAAGACCCGTGGCCGATGTCGCACATGGCCCCGGCGATGGGCGAGCTGAAGTTCTTGAATTGGGCGTACTCGATGATCGCGGGCAAGATGCGGATCAGCCTGCGCGACTTCATCGTGTTTCTCGAAGAGGCCGGGCCTGATGTGGAGAACGCTGTTCTCCGCGGCTCGGACTACGAGCGGATCAAGATCAAGGGCTCGGGCGGCAAGAGCATCGGTGAGCTCGTTCAGTTCCTCCAGCATCCGCAGTTCAACTTCGACATCTGGAAGGTGATCGAGGCTGTCTCCGAGCAGTTTGAGAAGCGCGTCGGGCTCACCGAACTGTCGTACGGCGTCTCCCGCCGGCAGGACCGCTCGGCGACAGAGTCGGCCACCAAGCGCGACCAGATGAACATCCGGCCCGAGGACATGGCCAATCGCGTCGAAGACTGGATGGGCGAGGTCGCCAGGAAGGAGGCCATCGCGGCGAGGTTCCTGCTGACCGGCCGCGATGTCCAGCAGATCGTCGGCCCGACCGGCGCGATGATGTGGGACCAGTTCATCACGCCGTCGAACCCGGCCGAGCTGCTCTACTCGCTGGAGTACCGGATCGAGGCCGGGTCGGTTCGCAAGCCGAATCGAGAAAAGCAGGCGCAGAACGCCAAGGATCTGTTCACGGCGATGGCCCCGTTCTACCAACAGGTCGCACTATCGACCGGGGTGACGGCCCCGTGGAACGAACTGGTGACGCTGTACTGCAACGCCAACGACATGAAGCCCGACCGGCTGCTTCTTCCGAATATCACGACGCCGCCTCCGATGCCAGCGGCCCCGCAAGGGGGCCAGCCTGCATGAGGATTCGAGAGCGGCCGCACGATTACCTGATGCTGAAGGAGACGTACTTCGGGAACGAGTACAACGCCCCCGATCGGTTCGAGCAGGGCTCGGTGGTGGTCGACATCGGTGCTCACATCGGCATGTTCGCGATCCGCGCGATCCATGCGTACGCCGCAGTCGTGATCGCGGTTGAGCCAGACCGAGACAACCATGCGGTCCTCGAAGAGAACATGGCTGAGGCGGCCGCCCTCACCGGAGCATCGGTCCAGGCGGTCAGGTGCGCGATCAACGATGTCGGCGGAAGAGTGTTCCTTGAGAAAGGCATCCACGAGACCACGAACCGCATCGGAGAATCAGGAGATCCGGTCGTCGCGATGCCGCTCGACGCGATTCTGTCCCTGTACGGGTCGGTGCGATTCCTGAAGATCGATGTTGAGGGGTACGAGCAGAAGATTCTTGCTGCGAGCAAGATGCTCGGTCGCGTGCAGGAGATCGTCGTCGAGGTTCACCCGCCCGACTCCGACGTGGATGCCGTGCGTGGCATCCTCTGCGACTCCGGGTTCGTCGTCGGGTCTAGTCGAGAAGTGGCTTGCGGCCGAGTGTACCTGACCGGCCGCCGCGCAGCAAAACCGAAGTTAGGAGACCTGACCACATGATCTGCTCGAACGCGAACTGCGGGCGCGAATACAAGCCATACTTCACCGACGAGCGAGGCTTGTGCAAGACGTGCGACATGCTCCAGTCGGGGCGGACGCCGTCGATCAAGACTGAGGCGACGTTTCAGGCGAAGGCCGGCGGAAAGCTCGGCGTCGCCTCGCTGCACCCGGCTATGCGAGGCCACTACCTGAAAGCCGCCGCCGAGGCCGGTGTTTCGACCGAGGGAAAGGTGTACGATGGGAGGCTGGCCGCGTACCCCGGCGACCCGCAGGCGTGGATCTCGGGGCCGGACGACGCGAAGAACCTCGTCGAGTCCCGCGGCTGGTCGATGGACGGGGACATGAAGGTCAAAGGTCGCGATGCCGTACCCGAGAAGGGACCGCTCATCGCCGACGACCTCGTCGAGGATCTCGTCGAAGCTCGCCTCGAAGAGCAGTTGGGCGAGGACTTCGTTGAAGCCAAGGGCGGCGTCGTCGAGCGGGCTGTCGCCGATGTGATGACGCAGCATGGACCGCCTTCGCATCTGGTGAAAACATGA